TCGGAAGTGACCCGACCGCACACGCTCGACGAACCTGACCGCGGCATTCAGACGCCGCGTCAGCGCAGCGTCATGCCGGGTATCGGTGAGCTCAATATCGAGATCACCCTTCAGGTCATCGAGCGTGGGCGGCCAGTCGGTCATACCTTGGTTTCCTTACCCGTCGCCCTGTCGGTGAACGTGACCTCACCCGACTCGGCGTCTTTCTTGAAGATGCCGCCCGTTGCCGCGTCGACCGCCGAGCCGCGCTCCTCAAGCTCGGCGCGCGCTCCTTCGTTCATCAGGAACCGCGGTCGGCTCGGCGCGGCCAACGCCGCCGCGGCGCTTCCGCCGAGCTCCTCGAGCTTGGCCTTGAGCGCGGCATTCTCCCGCGCCAGGCGCGCGAGCTCGGCGTCACGTGGATCGACATCAACCGGCGCGGGTGGCGTCGGCTCAGCCTCGGCTGGCGCGGCGGCCTCGGCCATCGCGCCGGCCGGGGTGTCTGACTTCTTTACCGCCATGATCTCCTCGCTATCCCTTGATCAGCCTCGATCAGGTCAGACCTACACCACCGGGTCGTAGATGAGCTCACGGACACCAGTGATGTCCGTGTTGGCCGTCGCCTTGTATCCCCAGATAGCCACGTCCACGTACGAGACGCGGTACTGGAACTCGAGCCGTTGAGGCGCGGTCGCCCAACCGTGTACGTCGGTCCGGTCGAACAGATAGCTCGACGCGGCCACGGCGCCAGTCGCGGCGAGCGCCCACGCCGGGCGTCCGCGCAGCCCGCCGACCATGATGTCCGCGAAGAAGTCAGAGACCTGACCGCTCGCGTTCACCGGATTGAGTAGCGGGTAGAGCCGGCGCTTGTCATTGTCCTGAGCCGCAACGAGCGCCTTGTACAGGTCGATCTGTAGGAACAGATCACGCATACGGAATCCGCCCCGCACATACTGCAGCGCGGCCAGTGCCGCGGTGATCTCAGCGTCGAGCGTCTGGCCGGTTGTGCCGCCGCCCGTGGTGAACGTGATGCCGGTCGGCGTGAGTCCGTCGAGCAACGCGACCGCACTCGCCTCGAGCGCCTCGAACCATGCCCGCGTCATCTGACGCCAGATGATGCCCGACAGTTGCGGGTTGCCGCCCTGATCCCATGCCTCGCGGGTGATCTCCACCTTGCCCGACACGGCGGACGGGGTGATCGTCTGCGAGGTCGCGGTGAACGTGCCCGGCGTCGGCTCAACGCCCTCGGCATGCGCGGCCACGAGGCCGGTCGCCGTGTTGAACTTCGGCAGCACGAACGGCGTCGCGTCCTCAATCGTGCCCTTGTTGATCGCATCCCATATCGGGTACGTGAACTCGCGCTGATCGACGTACATGTCCGGCCGCTGTCGGTTCGGGTTGAGCGCCGCGGCGTCCGCCTTGTCGACGTCGAACTCCGCATATATGTGATCGAACTGCAGGCGCATGAACGACTGCGCCCGCTCGAGCGCCTCCGTGTCGCCCTTGGACCCGTGGAACAGATCAGTCGAGAAGTCGTACGTGGCGCCCTTGGTCAGGTTGCCGTCGCGGTCGAACCGATACGGCATCGGCTCCTCAACCTTGGTCGCGGCCGGCGCGCGGTTGCGGGTCGGGTCGACGGTCGGCCGCGGCTCGGGTGCCGAGCTCGGCGCCGGGGTGAGTTGCGGCATGCCAAGCAACGCGCCGAGACCGCCACCCGCGATGATCGCGTCGAGTTGCTCACGCGAGAGCGTGAGTGCGCCGGGCGGCGTGGCGGGCGCGGCCGGCGCAGCCGGCCGCACGAGCGCCTGCAACGCGCCGGGGTGCGCGAGTAGCGCGCTGATCTGATCGGCATTGAGCGCGAGCGCCGCGTTCGCGGCCTGCTGATTCGCGCTCGGCTCAGGCGGCGTCGGGCAGTCAACCACGCCCGCGGCGTGAGTCTGCCCGCACTTCTGGCATGGGTCCATTCCGGACGTCCCTTCACTCCTACTCGCCGCCACCTTGGTCACGCGAGCGTCATCGAATGCGGGCATCGCTGTGAGCGACACCTCGCGCAGTGTTGCCCGGCGCACGTTCATCACGCCGTCGTCATCCATCTCGACGTCGGTCGACAGATCGAAGTCGACGCCGACCGACATGCCGTCGAGAATCCCGTCCTCCGCGAGCTCGAGCGCACGGTCACCCTCCGCGCCGCGGCCCACCTTGAACGACGTTCGGAACAGATCACCCGCGTTCGCCAGCGACTTGGCAAACCCGAGCGGATTCGTCATGTCGTGATCGCGCAGCAGCTTGACCCGGCCGGGCGCGCGCTGATTCCACACGAGGCTGTTTCGCAAGAATCGGATCTTGAGTCCTAACTTGGACACCACTTGGCCGTATGGCATGGCGTCGCCATGGATCATGCGCCGCTCACGATCAACGCGGAACGAATGCATCGGGAGATCGGCGAACTGCAAGTTTTCGTCCGCGTCGAATGTCGCCCCGGCCGGCGCCTTGTTCTCAGCCGCGGGCAGCGCCGACGCCGGTACGGGTGGGGGGGCCGGCGTCGGCGCCGGCTTGGGTTCGGGCGCGCCCGGCGTCATACGCTCCTCTGCGCGGATCTCCTCGGCACTCTTCACGCCGATCTCCTTCGCGATCTTGTGCGTATTCCAGCGCTCGGTGGGATTGCTCTTGAGGTAGTCGTCCAAGACCCAGTTGACCGTGTTGCCGCGCTTGGTCACGTCCGGCATGGAGAGCCGGTCGGTGATCGCCTTCATGTACGGCGCGAGCACGTCATTGATCCGATCGCGACGCCGGTCGACCGCGTTCGCGTACGTGCGGCTCGTCGTCGACACGCCCAGATCCTCAGGGTCGATGCCGAGCTCGTTGGCCAGATCGAGCGATGCCTTCTGTTGAAGCTCAACAAGTTGCAAGTCGGCCGGGCTCGGCGTGTCCACGGGGTTGTACTTGAGCGCCGCGGGCACGTAGCCCGTCTTGCGCTTCTTTCGCGACTCGGCCCACTTCGTAAGAAGTTTCTCGATCTCCGTATCACTGGCCGGGTCGGCGCCCTCGTGCGGGCTGAAAAAGTCGAGTGGGCGCGGATCATCGGCGTACACACCCGCGGCCACGTCAAGTAACACCGCGCGACGGATCGCGCGCCCCGCCACCTTGAGCACGGCCGGATTCGGCGAGTCGAATCGGATGATCTCGGACCCCGGCACCGTTTCGCCGTCGACATAGACGACACCCTCACGCGGGTCGATGCCGGACGGGAGTGGCGCGGGCGAGCGATCCTTGGGCGGGTCGACCGAGACTGAGCCGTAGTCCAGGTGCATGACGCTAAATGGCATGAGATCTTGGCCAAACGCCGTGATCCGCCACCATGAGATCGACTCAAAAAGCAAGTCCTCAAGCGTCTGCGCCAGGGTGACCACGTTGGCCACGTTCGGATCAAGCTGCTCAAGCAGGGGATTACGGACGGCTCGGAACTCCCGCGTCTGTTCGACGAGCGGAAGCGTGGCGACGGAACAGATCATGTTCCGACCACGCACCACGGCCGGCACCGTGAGCGCCTCAGCACGGCTGACCCGCGGCACGGCGCCACGGCCGGTCATGTCGAGAATGACTTGATCAATCGGCCGCGGCTCGGTCTCGTCACCGTTGCTGAACATCGCGGCCGGCGCATGCGGCGAGCGAAGGAGATCGAGCACCTTTCGCCATCGCCGCATGATCGGGAAAATAGCACTCTTATCCGATCGGGATAGTAGGCATCCGGCCTGCTATTTTCCGACCATGAGCCGGGCATGGCGTGGCGGATCGACCCGCGCCTATCGCCGCACGCGCGAGATCGTGCTATTGGAGAACGCGCTCGAGCACGGCGGCGCCTGCCAGATTGCCCTGCCCGGCCAGTGGGACGCCCGCAACGGGGAGGTGCGCTGCTGTACCGGCGTGGCCGACTGCGTACACCACCCGTACGGCAAAGCGGCCGGGGACGACCGGCGCGAGCTCGTACCCGCGTGCACCCCGTGCAATCTCAAGATCGGCGACCCGACTCGCAAGCGCAGCTACGATCCGCCCGGCCGATCGGCTACACGGTGGTAGGCGCCCGCGGCACCCTGACCCGCGCGCTCGGTACGGCGCTGACCGCGGCCGAGCACGAGCAACGCGACGCCGGTACGGTTGCCCTCGCCCGGCGCTACGCCGCACTGATCGACGCGGCCGCGGTCGCAGCCAAGTACCGCAGGAGCCTCGAGGCCGTGCGGTCGGCGTTACTCGCGAGCGAGAGCCTCGAGGCAGAAGACGCGCTCGAGCATTTCAACAAGCTGGCCGATGCGCTCGCCGAGCATTCGGTCGCGTCCGACCTCGGGCCCAAACTCCTCGCCGCGCTCACCTCGCTCGGCCTGACCCCGGCCGGCCGCGGCGTCAAGGGGGTGGCGAATGCCGGCACTGTCGCTAGCGCCCTCGACGAGCTCAAGGCTCGGCGGGCCAGCCGCGCCGAGCGTGCTCGGCAGCACTGAGCCTCGACTCTGGACGCCGCCGCTACGCGAGCTCACGCCGGATACGTCGTACGGGTTCGACGTCAATCGCTTCGCCCGCGACGTGCTGCGTCACCCACTCGATCCATGGCAGGAATGGCTGACGATCCACGCTGGCGAACTCCTGCCGGACGGACGCCCGCGGTTCCGCGTCGTGCTCGTCCTGATCGCGCGACAGAACGGCAAGACTGAGCTCTGCGTTGTCCTCACGCTGTACTGGCAATTTGTTGATCAATGGCCACTGATTCTAGGCACCTCGACAAAACTCGACTACGCCAAAGAATCATGGATGAAGGCGCGCAAACTCATACGGCAAACGATCAAGCGGGACGACGCCGACGCGGCATCCCTGCGTGCCGCACTCGGCGAAGGTCGCTGGTATCGCGAGACGAACGGCGAACAAGAGTCCTGGACAACCGATGAAGACGGCGACCCACTATCGCGATACAAGATCGCAGCGAGCAACGCTGAAGGTGGCCGGTCGCTGACGATCAACAGGCTCGTGCTCGACGAGCTCAGGCAGCACACGACCTACTCGGCGTACGACGCGGCCGAGCCGGCATGCAGCCCACCCGACGCGCAGATATTCGGTCCGAGCAACGCCGGCACGGACGCCTCTGTCGTGCTCAATGATCTCCACGCCGCGGCGCTCGAGTTCATCGAGACCGGCCATGGCGACCCGCGACTCGGGCTGTTCGAATGGTCGGCGCCGGTCGGATCCCGACCAGACGATATCAACGCGCTCGCGATGGCGAACCCGAACCTCAACCGGCGTAACCGGGATTCCGACGTGCTACTCGCCAAAGGTGCCCGCGCGCTCAAGGTCGGTGGCGAAGCACTGACCGGATTTCAGACCGAGGACATGTGCATCCGGGTAAAGATCATGAATCCGGCCATCGACGCTAACGGTTGGACGGCCTGCCGCAAGCCGGGCACCCTCGATGACGCGCGATCGCGGCTGGCACTCGTCATCGACGTCGCGCCCGACGAACTCCACGCCGCGGTCTACGCAGCTGCGCGAGTCAATACCGAGCTCGTGCGAATCGACTTCGTCAAGGCGTGGCAGGGTACGCAGTGCGTACGTCAGATGACCGCGGCACTACCGGAACTGATCGGCCAGATCAGGCCGCAAGTCCTCGGGTGGTTCCCCAACGGGCCGGCCGCCGCGACGACCGCCGACCTCGCCGAGCGCCCCGGGCCCGTACGCTGGCCCCCGGCCGGGGTCGCCCTCACCCCGATCAAGAGCGAACTCCCCGCGGTATGCATGGGATTCGCCGAGCAGGTCAAGTCCGAGCGCATCATGCACTCAGGAGACCCGCTCCTCGACGCTCAGATCGAGGGTGCCGAGCGCCTACCGCGGGGACCCCACGGCGAGTGGGTGTTCAGCCGCCGTGGCGAGGGACACGTCAATGCCCTGTACGCGGCGGCCGGCGCCGCGCATCTGGCCCGCACACTCCCGCCACCGATCGGCAAACCTCGACTCGTCACGGTGCCGGACTAGTTACCGTCCCCACCACCCGATCAGGGGCTTTGGCAGGAGGTGGGCCACCGTTGGTGGGCGGGGCCGGGTCGCCATGGGTGGCGGTTAGGCTGCCGCTCGGGCCATTTCTGTCGCGTAGCTCCGTCCTACGCCGGGCGTCCCCGGCCTGACTACGCCGTTACTCGGACTGTACTTGCCGTCCCGTCGAGCTCGCGAAGCTT